TCGGCCTTGGTCTGGCTTTCGGTCACCGTCTCGGCGATCAGCCCGCGGGAGATGAGCGCGCCGGCTACCTTGGCGGCAGCTCCGCCGCGCAGGTTTGGCGGAAGCGGCAAGGCATTATGGCCGTCGCGCTGTGCGGCGGCGCTGAGAATCACTGCTTGCGTCTCGGAAAGCTTGGTCATGGGGTCGTCTCCATCTCGGGTCGCACCATCGCGGCCCTTCTACGACCCCGAGCCGCGCAGGGCGGCGCGGCCGGAGTTCAGGCGATGCCGGAAATCACTCGGCGTGTTCGCCCTCATTGAAGGCGCTGTCGGTGATGCGCTTCAGAAGTTCGGCGTAGTGGGCGAGCGTTCCGACGTGGCCCCAATTGATCTCGTCTGGGCTGGTGTCGAAATGGTCCGCGCTGAGAGCGGCGAGCCGCTCCAGCATCGCGTCGATCTCCACCTTCCGGGCGATGAAGGCGTCGATCGCCTGCGGCTTGTTCGGGGTCTTGGTCATGGCTGTCTCCGTCCTTGTTGGTGACGCCATACAGGCTCTGATCGCAGCGCTTATCAAGTCGATAAGCGCATCATTTTTATTAGGAATTTTGCGTCGATATGCAGGGGCTTAGCGAACGCCAGTACGCCGCCCGTGTGGGCCTCTCACGGGGCGCGATCCAGAAGGCGAAGGCGGCCGAGCGGCTCGTCCTCCATTCCGACGGCAGCATCGATGCCGATGCCAGCGACGCCCGCCGCGCGGAGACAACGGACCCGTCGAAGACCAGGAAGGCTCCCACACCGAAGCTGAAGCCGGTGCCCGACGTGGCCCTCTCAGCCGTCGGCGAAACACTCCGGGAAAGCGGCCTGACTTCGCCCGCGACGGGCGGTGGCACGACCTTCCTGCAAGCCAAGACGGCGAACGAGGTGCTGAAAGCGCAGGAGCGCCGCCTCCGGCTTCAGAAGATGAAGGGCGAACTCATCGATCGTGCGCGCGCGACCGCGCTCGTCTTTCGGCTCGCGCGCGAGGAACGGGACTCATGGGTCAATTGGCCGTCCCGCGCGGCGGCGCTGATGGCGGCCGAGCTCGGCGTTGAGCCAGCCGCCATGCAGAAGGTCCTGGAAAAACATGTACGCGCCCACCTCGACGAACTCGCCGAGGTCCGGCCGGAATTCCGCTGAACGAGACAATGAGCTGTCCGATGACCTGACCGACTTCGACGGCGTCGCCGCTCTCCTGCGCGCCTGGGGCGCGGGCATGCGGCCCGCTCCGGACCTGACCGTCTCGCAATGGGCGGACCGGCACCGGATGCTGTCGGGCCGCGCGTCGGCCGAGCCCGGCCGGTATCGCACCGCGCGCACGCCCTACATGCGCGACATCATGGACGCGCTCTCGCCGGGTGCCGCGGTGCAGCGCATCGTCTTCATGAAGGCCGCGCAGGTCGGGGCGCCACTCGCGCTCGACACCGCCGTGCCGACGCCCTTCGGCTGGACGACGATGGGCGGGATCGCCGAGGGCGATCTGCTCTACGACGAACGCGGGCGCATCTGCCGGGTGACCGGCCTGTCGCCGGTGTTCGAGGACCGTCCCTGCTTCGAGGTCGCGTTCGACGACGGCGAGCGGATCGTTGCGGACGGCGATCATCGCTGGGCGGTCTGGGACTTCACGAACGACCGCCCGGCCGCGCGTACGCTGACCACGGCGGAGATGGCCGGCCGCGTGACCATCGGCGCCGCGGGCAAGCGTCGGCGCTATGCCATCGACTGCTGCGATCCGGTCGACATGCCGGATCAGGACCTGATCCTGCATCCTTATGTTCTGGGCCTTTGGCTCGGCGACGGCTCGTCGATCATGAACCACATCTCGGTGCACGAGGAGGACGCCGAGGTTGTCGAGCATCTGCGCGCCTGCGGCGTCGAGGCGGAATTCCGGCTGCCGCACTGGCGCAAGGGCAGAATCGCCAATGTCGTGATCGACCCGACCTTCCGGATGCGGCGAGAGGACGGCGCATCGCTCTCGGACTGCTTCAAGTCGCGCTTCGTGATGCGGCTCCGGATGCTGGACGTGCTCGACAACAAGCACATCCCGCTCCAGTACATGCGCGCCAGCCGGCGGCAGAGGCTGGAGCTGGTGCGGGGGCTGATGGACTCCGACGGCACGATCTCGCCGGATGGGAAGCGCTGCGAGTTCTCGAACGCGGATCGCGGGCTGATCGACGCGATGGTCGAACTGCTGCGCGGGCTCGGCTACAAGCCCGCCGTCTACCACGGCAAGGCGCGCCGCAAGGTGTTCGGCCTTGACGGCCGCATCTGCGAGTCGGCCGAGTACTGGCGCATCTCCTGGACGGCCTATGCCGAGGAGCCGATGTTCCGGCTCTCGCGCAAGCGGGCACGAATGCGTTCGGTCGAGAACGGGCGGCCATGGAAGAGCCGTCGTCGCCGCATCGTTACGATCCGGCCGGCGCCCAGCGTGCCGGTGCGCTGCGTCAAGGTGGACTCGCCGAACCACCTGTTCCTTTGTGGCAAGGGATGGATCCCGACACACAACACCGAGGCCGGCAACAACTGGATCGGGTTTGCGATCCATCAGGCGCCGGGCCCGATGCTGGCGGTCCAGCCGACCGTGGAACTGGCCAAACGCAACTCGCGCCAGCGAATCGACCCGCTGATCGACGAGAGCGCTGAACTGCGGATGCGCGTGAAGCCCGCCCGCTCGCGAGACGCCGGCAACACCATGCTGTCCAAGGAATTCGCGGGCGGCATCCTGATCATGACCGGGGCGAACTCGGCTGTCGGTCTGCGCTCTACGCCGGCGCGCTACATCTTCCTCGACGAGGTCGACGCCTATCCGGGCTCGGCCGACGAGGAAGGTGATCCCGTCACGCTAGCCGAGGCGCGATCGCTGACCTTCGCCCACCGGCGCAAGGTGTTCCTGGTCTCGACGCCCACCATCCGGGGGCTGAGCCGGATCGAGCGCGAGTTCGAGGCGTCCGACCAGCGGCGGTTCTTCGTGCCGTGCCCGCATTGCGGCGCGATGCAATGGCTGAAGTTCGACCGGTTGCGCTGGCAGAAGGGCCGCCCGGAGACGGCGGAATATCACTGCGAGGGCTGCGAGACGCCGATCGCGGAACACCACAAAACGGCGATGCTGGAGGGCGGCGAATGGCGCGCGACCGCCACGGCCGCTGACCCGACCACGGTCGGGTATCACCTCTCGGCGCTCTATTCGCCGATCGGCTGGCTGAGCTGGGAGCGGATCGTGCGGGCATGGGACGCGGCGCAGGGGTCGGACGAAGCGATCAAGGCGTTCCGCAACACGATCCTCGGCGAGACATGGGTCGAAACCGGGGAAGCCCCGGACTGGCAGCGGCTTTACGACCGGCGCGAGCGCTGGAAAGCAGGCACGGTGCCTGCGGGCGGGCTGTTCCTGACGGCCGGAGCTGACGTGCAGAAGGACCGGATCGAGGTCGATGTCTGGGCCTGGGGTCGTGGTCTTGAGTCGTGGCTCGTCGATCACGTTGTGATTGAGGGCGGGCCCGACCGGCACGGCGCATGGTCGGATCTGACCGCGCTACTGGACAGAAGCTGGCCGCATGAACGCGGCGCGCATCTGCGGATCGCGCGGCTCGCCATCGACACCGGGTACGAGGCCCCGGCGGTCTATTCCTGGTCGCGGGCGCAAGGCTTTGCACAGGTGTCGCCGGTGAAAGGCGTCGAAGGGTTCAACCGCTCAAGCCCGGTGTCGGGCCCGACTTTCGTCGACGCGACCGAGGGCGGCAAACGTCTGCGGCGCGGGGCTCGGCTCTGGACCGTGGCGGTGTCGACCTTCAAGGCCGAGACCTACCGCTTCCTGCGGCTGGCGCGGCCGACCGACGAGGACATGGCCGAGGGGGCAGCGTTCCCGCCGGGCTCGGTGCATCTGCCGCATTGGGTCGAGAACGAATGGCTGAAGCAGTTCGTCGCCGAGCAACTGGTGACGGTGCGCACGAAACGCGGCTTCGCCCGGCTCGAATGGCAGAAGCTGCGCGAACGCAACGAGGCGCTGGATTGCCGGGTCTATGCCCGCGCCGCCGCCTGGATCGCGGGCGCGGATCGCTGGACCGCCGAGAAATGGCAAGACCTCGAGGATCAGCTCGGGGCGGCCCCCACCGACACCGATCCCGCCGGGCAGATCAACCGGCCGGGACAGGCCCCGCAGGGCAAGCGCCGCTCCGACTGGCTCGGGCGGCGCGGAGGATGGTTGTGATGACCGACTGGACGGAAACCGAGCTCTCGGCGTTGCGCCGGGCCTATGCCAGCGGTACGACCCGGGTCAGCTATGACGGCAAGTCCGTCGATTACGGCTCGGCCGAGGACCTGCTCGCCCGCATCCGCACCATCGAGCGTGCCATTGCGGGGACGACGCGGCCGCTGCCCGTGGCCGGGCTCGCGGGCTTCTCGCGCGGGGACCGCTGATGTCTGCAACCTGGTTCGATCACGCCATCGCCGCGGTGGCGCCGCGCATGGCCGCCCGGCGCGTGATGGCACGTCAGGCGTTCGAAACGCTGACGCGTGGCTATGACGGCGCCGCACGCGGGCGGCGGACCGAGGGTTGGCGTGCGCCGGGATCCTCGGCCGACACCGAGGTTGGCATTGCTGGCGCGTTGCTGCGCGACCGGATGCGCGATCTTGTGCGCAACAACCCGCATGCGGCCAAGGCTGTCGCGGTGCTGGTCAACAACATCATCGGCGCGGGCATCATGCCGCGCGCCGCGAGCGGTGATGACAAGCTCGACCGGAAGGTCGATGCGCTCTTCGAACGCTGGACGGCGGATTGCGACGCCGACGGTCAGCTCGACTTCTATGGGATGCAAACGCTGATTTGCCGGGAGATGGTCGAGGCGGGCGAGGTGCTGGTGCGCCGCCGCCTGCGGCGATCCTCGGACGGACTGCCGGTGCCGCTGCAATTGCAGGTGCTGGAGGCCGACTTCCTCGACGCCACTAAATCCGGCGTACTCGGCGCGGGACGCCTCGTGCAGGGAATCGAGTTCGATCCGGTCGGCAAGCGCCAGGCCTACTGGCTCCATGCCGAGCACCCGGGCGATGTCTACGGGACGTTGCAGAACGGTATGCAAAGCCGCCCGGTCCCCGCGACTGAGATCGCCCATGTCTACGAGAAGCAGCGCACGCAGGCGCGCGGCGTTCCCTGGGGCGCCCCGGTAATCCGCAGCTTGCGCGATCTCGACGACTACGAGGTGGCCGAACTGGTCCGCAAGAAGACGGAAGCCTGCGTCACCGCCATCGTCTTCGGCGACGACGAGGCGCAGCAGGGCATCGCGCCTTCCGTGATCGATGCCGACGGCAACCGGGTCGAGCAGTTCGAGCCGGGACTGATCGCCTATGCCCGCGGCGGTAAGGACATCCGGTTCAACCAGCCCTCCGCCACCGGCGGCTACGGCGAATACAAACGGGCGAGCCTGCACACGATCTCGGCCGGATTCCGCGTGCCCTACGAGCTGCTCACCGGCGATCTCAGCCAGGTGAACTATTCCTCGATCCGGGCCGGGCTCGTGGAGTTCCGCCGCCAGATCGACGCCGTGCAGTGGCAGCTGTTCATCCCGATGTTCTGTCAGCCGGTCTGGCGCTGGTTCACGGAGGCCGCGTGGGCGGCGGGCCGCATCCCGACGCCCGACGTGCCGGTCGAATGGTCGCCGCCTAAGTTTGAGGCGGTCGATCCGCAGAAGGACGCGATGGCCAACCTGCTGTCGATCCGCTCGGGCACGATGACGCTCGCCGAGGTGATCGCCCGGCAGGGCCGAAACCCGGACGCGGTGCTGGCCGAGATCGCCGCCACCAACGCCAAGCTCGACGCGTTGGGTCTCGTGCTCGACAGCGACCCGCGCCGGGTCACCAAGACCGGCAGCGCGCAATCCAATGCGCCGGCCGACCCCGCGACCGATCCGGATGCCCCGGACGGCGACGAGACCTGACGAGGACCCATTCATGGAGCAGACCATCGAACTGCCGGCCCTGCGCCGGGCAGCCGAACTCGCCCCGAACACGATCGATCCCGAGACGCGAAGCGTCGAGGTGGTCTGGTCGACCGGCGCGAGGGTCCGCCGCATGTCGCTTTTCGGCGATCCGCACGACGAGGAGCTGAGCATGGCACCGGACCATGTGCGGCTCGAACGGCTGAACAACGGCGCACCGTTTCTGAAGGTGCACGATGCGGGTGATCTCGATGCGGTGATCGGCTCGGTCGTGCCAGGCTCCGCGCGGATCGAGAACGGCCAGGGCATCGCCCGGATCCGGATCTCCGAGCGCGATGCGGTCGGCGACATCTGGCGGGACATCGAGGCCGGGCACATCCGCGCGGTCTCCATCGGCTACCAGGTCCATCGCTACGAGGTCTCGAAGCCCGAGGGCGGCCGCGAGCTCTGGCGCGCGGTCGACTGGACCCCGTTCGAGATTTCCGCCGTTCCCGTCGGCGCCGATCCCGCCGCCGGCTTCCGCGCCAACCGGAACCTCCATGACTGCGTCCTGCATCGCAGCGCCGCAGACCAAACCCAGCAAAGGACCAATGTGATGCACGACACCGATCAGATCGAAGCGACGACCCGCGATGCGACCGACACGCCCACGGACAACGCCACCGAGGCGAAGGACGCCGGACTCCGGCAGAAGCCGAAGGAGACAAGTGCCCGCAGCCAGCCGAAGCCCGCGCCCGACCCGGCGCCCGAAGACCGGACCCGCAGCCTGGACACGGACGCACTGGTGACTGAGGTCCGTGCGCAGGAGCGCGAGCGTGTCTCCACGATCCATGGCCTCGCCGACAAGCTCCATCTCGAGCGCGGCTTCGCCGATGATCTGATCAGGCGCGGTGTGTCCATCGACGAGGCGCGTCGGCTGATCCTCGACCAGGTCGCGGCCAGGGCCGACGAGACCCGGACCTTCTCCCATGTCTCGATCCCGCTCAGCGGGCGCGACGCAACGGTCACCCGGCGCGAGGCGATCTCGAACGCGCTCCTGCACCGCTACAGTCCGACGCTCTTCCCGCTGGAAGATGCGGCGCGCGAGTACCGCGGCATGACGCTGATGGAGCTCGCCCGCGAAAGCCTCGAGACGGCGGGCGCCAGCACCCGTGGCCTCTCGCGCGACGAGGTCGCGACGCGCGCGCTGCACTCGACCTCGGACTTCCCCGAGATCCTCGCGGCGGTCACGAACAAGACGCTGCGGCAGGCATACGAGGCCTATCCGCGAACCTTCCCCCTCTTCTGCCGGCAGGTGCTCGCCACCGACTTCAAGGCCATGCACCGGGTCCAGCTCGGCGAGGCGCCCCAGCTTCTCAAGGTCGGCGAGAGCGGCGAGTTCAAGCGCGGCACGCTCGGCGAATCGAAGGAGAGCTACCGCATCGAGACCTACGGCCGCGTGGTTGCCATCACCCGGCAGGTACTGATCAACGACGATCTCGACGCCTTCACCCGGATCCCGGCGATGTACGGCAACTCGATCGCCCAGCTCGAAAGCGACGTGGTCTGGGACATCGTCACCTCCAACCCGGCGATGGCGGACGGGACCGCGCTCTTCCATTCGACCCACAAGAACCTCGCCGGCTCCGGCGCGGCGCTCGGGGTGGACAGCGTGGGACTGGCGCGCGCGGCGATGCGCAAGCAGACCGGGCTCGACAGGAAGACGGTGCTGAACATCCGCCCCGCCTTCCTGATCGTGCCGGCATCGCTGGAGCTCAAGGCCGAGCAGCTGGTCGCCCAGAACCTGGTACCCGCGCAGAGCGGCAACGTCGTGCCGCAGTCCATCCGCACGCTCGCGCCCATCGCCGAGCCGCGGCTCGACGCGGCGAGCGAGACCGCCTGGTATCTGGCCGCCTCGCCGAACCAGATCGACACCATCGAGTACGCCTATCTCGAGGGCCAGCAGGGCGCCTACATCGAGACGCGCAACGGCTTCGACGTCGACGGCGTCGAGATCAAGTGCCGGCTCGACTTCGGCGCCAAGGCCATCGACTGGCGCGGTCTCTACAAGAACCCGGGCGCATAAGCCGGACCACCCCCTGACATCTGAACCCTGACGAGACGGGCGGAACCCCTCGTACTGCAGGCCTTCGC